TTCATTCATATTTTTCATAATTTATTATCTTTTCTTTATAAATATTATATTAAACAAAAAAAGTCTTCCAAAAAGAAGACTTTTAATATAATATTTTTTCTTATATTTGATAAAGGAAACCTAAAACACGTTGATTGATCTATCAAATCTTAAAGTACAAGTGATATCAGCCAAATCATTAGATGAATAATCTAATCCACCGAAGTCAGCATCATTTAATTGAGTACCTTGTAAAATCCATTTCTGAACAACAACACCAGTTGGGTCTAACATTTCTAATTCTATATCTTTCTTATAACCTGCAGCATAACCTTGTCTACCTGTTACTGATTCAGAATGTAATCTAACCCACTCCATTAAAGCTTGTGTAGCTGATGGTCCGATTGGATCTCTGAATGTTACTGAAATAGAGTCCCACTTAAATCTACCTACAACATAAGTTGAAGTGTTTAAGAATGGTATCTCTGTTTCATCACTCGTATATTTTGGTCTAGATGTAGTTGACACCCACCATTCCTGAATTCCTAATTCATCTGGAAATCTTAGTATAAATCGATTCTTTCTTAACGGCTCGTAAGGAACGGGCATCCTCATTAACATATCTCCCATAATTCTATTGTTTTAATTTTTTCTTTATTCTTTATTATAAATATCTGTTATCTAAAAAATTAACTTTTCTGAATAACAATTCTTTTTTTCTTAGTATCTTTAGGGTCTGAAGTATCATAAACTAAAAATCTTACGTTTGGATATGAATTCTTTAATTCTTTACCAATAAACTCTTTAGCTAACTCAACGTTCTTTAAGTCATCATCACTAAACCCAACACTTAATCCATTATATTCAGGATTACCTTCTAATTCTTTAGCTGCATTAACAACTCTAGAAGTAAAATCTCTAAGAGCAATTGTTTTAGCAATTTCAGGATTCTCAGCACCACCTTCAGAACCAAACTTTTTCATAAACTCATCTGAAGATACTGGATGATAATCTTGTAGAGATAAATACTCATTTACTGATAAACCTCTTAATCTATCCATCATCATTTGTTTCTCTTCATCTGTAAAAGTCATATTGATTAAAACTTCAGTACCATCTTTAAGTGCCTTTGGAGATTGTCCTCTTGCTGTGATAATAGAAAAGTCGTTACCATACTTTAATGCTTCCTTAAACTTACTGAAACTAGGTCCATATGAACCATCTTCAATAGCTTTCTTAGTATCACTAATAAATGCGTCATAATCTCTAAAATCAGCAAATGCTTCTGAAGGATTATCATTTAATAGTCTATACTCAGTCCCAACCAAATGTCTCATTTCTGCAAACTCAGATGTTGATACATCTACAGGAACATACTCATCACCAACTTTCTTCTCTAAGTGAATTTGTGTTGGCATATTAAGAATGTTATCATCCCAATCAAAAGAATATGCTCTTTTTTGGAACTCTACCAATCTGTTATACTGTGTTTCTGTTAATTGTACTTTCATAGGGTTATATTAAATGGGGAGATTTCTCTCCCCATAATAATTTATTATTAGATATTATCAAAGTTAGCACCTGTGTTAGTAATATTAAACTCAACACTGATGTATTCTAACGATCTTGTTGGTTTAATAAAGATTCTACCATTTAACTCATTTCTATCGATAGATTCTGGATCACTGTCTACCTGTACTCTAAAGTCAGTTAAACCTCTTTCCTTTCTAATGTTATCTAAAATTGGATTCACTAATGATAAGAATTGGTTTCTTACGATTGAATCGTTTTGTTCAAATAACAATCTGATAGAAACTGCTGAAATAAGTTTTCTTGCTTGTAACAATAATCTTCTAACGTTGATTCTGTTAAGTGCAGTTTCTTTACTTTGTAAAGTTTTATTACCCCATATAACTACACCTACAGTTGAGAATGTTGCCATTGGGTTAATCATACCTTCGTATAATGTATCTCTTTGATCTAAAGTCAATTTAGTTCTTGCTTTGATTGCGTTTGTTGTTCCTCTATTTACACCCGCTGTAGCGAACCAAGGGAAAGCAACATTATCAGTCAATGCAATGTTTCTAACAACCTCAACAGTTGGTGGTAACCATACATATTGATTGTTCTCAGTGTCTTGCATCTGCAACCATGGGAAGTAAGTAGCTGAATAGTTAGAATCAATTCCTGAATCTGCAACTACGTCAACAACTTCATCTGGAGTCATTGCAACTACACCACTACTATCAGTATCAGGAGTTGTAATGATATATAATGAATCCGCTCTTTCGTCTTCTACCATATCAATTGCTTCTTCTAATAAAGAAATATTATCTCTACTATCAATACCAGGAGTAGCAAATATATTAATATTTGTTGATTCTGGATTATCGAAAGTTCTAATACCTTCGAAGTATGCGTAATAGTCAGTATCTAAACCATCTACACCAGTAGAAGTAACTCTAGACTCAAATTGTCCAGTTCCACTAGGACCACCTAAAGTAGCTTTAGTTCCATTTACTCTATAAGCATCTCCATTAGTTCTTTGTGTTCTATAGATATCCCATCCATCATAACCACCAAATGGTGCGAATGTGAATTTTCTAGAATCTAATTTCTCATAGTCAGTACCACTTAATGCTGCGTCATTTCTAAACTCAGCAGAACCTACTTGGAATGTATTAGATACACCAGCGATAGTTGTTGTAGTAACACCTGAATCCATATGGAAACCATCAGTCTTACCAGTCCAAGCATCAGCTCCTTTATAATTGAAGAAGTCTTGGTCAATACCTATTGAACTACTAAGTCCTAAATAAGATTTTCTTTTCTTCTCAGTAGAAGTGTAAGAAGTTTTATATTCTATTTTTGGTGCAACACCATCTACGTTGTCACCATCATAGTCTCTAACAGTAACACCTTCGAAACCTGCTGGGAATGCATCCGTAGGATACTTATCAGCCATTTCAACCATAATGTAATTACTCTTTAATACATACTCACCATCAGCAGTACCAATCTTTCTACCAATAAATCCATTATTAGCTGGATCCATAGAAAGTTTAGAATATTTTTCAACAATTAAAGGACTAACATCAGTATCTGCAAATTTTCTAACTACTAAGTCAAATGTTTTTTCATCTGGTTTAATGTTAAGAATAGAAACCTTAATATCTTTATTAGCTGCATCTCCATCAGAAATAGTTACCATTCTAAATAACCTTTCTAATTCACCACCTCTTAATTCAGATAGAATGTATGGTGATACTGCTGATTGATATTGTTCGTCATAATCGTTTAACTTTCCTGCCATCTGTACAAGTGTAGTATTAATACCTCTTACTTTTCCAGCAGCATTTAAGTCATCTAAACTATTTTTATATATTTCTTCTACAAATAACTCAGTATCTTTATCTTGTGCTGATACACCTAATACTTTAGTTATGTAGTTTTTCTTTGTACTATCTAAAGAAACATTGTATGTGAAGTTTTCACTATCTCTATTTGTACCACTAATACTAAATGTAGTTAATGGGTCGTTATCTACAGTAGTTCCAACAATATTTACTGAAGTTGATGCTGTTACATCAAATTCCATTTCTTCTTGTGAGTTTACTGAACCTCTACTTCTTAAAGTAGCAACAACTCTATCTTCAATATCACTATAAGATGTTCCTGTATATGTAACAACAGTTCCTGAAGTCACACCAGTTACAATTGAACCACCAGATGTAGTACCTCTTTCTATTACTTCCATATCAAATGTTGCTCCACTGAAACTAGTTCCAGTTTTAACATATTTAGGTGAAGTTATTGAGATAGTTTCTCCTGTAGCAACATTACCTAAGTTAGTAAAGCTACTAGTAATTTCACCATCGTTATATAAAGCTTCTAAATTTGCATCACCCCATACTAAAGTAGTTGGTGTTCCTGCAGTAGATGCTGAATAAGTTAATAATGTCCCAACTGTTGAAGTAGATGCTGAAGCTTCAGTAGAAGGATCAATGTTAGCTTCAATAGTAAGAGACCAAGCTCCACCTGCTTTATAACCAGATAACCCTAACACTCTAGACACATACAATTGATTTGTTTGTGATAAGAATGATTTAGCTATATAGTTTAATTCATATTTTTGAAATCCAGTTCCCTCAAATTTCTCACTATTTAATCCACCAAAGTATTGTTGGAATTCGTCATAGTTTGAAATAAATACTGGTTCAAATGCTGGACCTTTAGGAGTTTCTCCCACTAAACCTAGTGTGGTTACTCCAACTTGTCTTGTGACAAATGTTAAGTCTGTTTCTGAGGTGAATACACCTGGACTTACAAATATTCTGTCTGTTGATGCCATTTAATTTAATTTTGATTTTGTTTTATTATAATATCCTTTCCATTATAAATATATTGGTTTTAACCAAAGTTTCTCAAATGAATGTATTACATTCACATTTAGTATGAAAAAAAACTTACTTTTGTCATACTTATATTAAAATGTCTATGAAAAGGACTAAAAATCTAAAGATTACGCCATCCACACATGAACTATTAAAAAAGTATTGTGAGGAACATGGTCTCAAAATGTTTGCATTTGTAGAAAAGATTATCAAAGAAAAGTGTGATAAACCTAAAGACATGTATGGAGAATAATCTTACCCTTCTGAGTTACTTATTTCCATATAAGATATGGATAAGTCAATTGCATTTGCATCACCACAACTAGCTTGTAAACTATCTAAGTTATCTAATATAAATGTACCATCCAATGCTTGAAAAGAAGACGATTGTGGTATTGTTAAATTATACCCTAAGTAGTAAGTTTGAGAACCACTATTATCAACCCAAGACAGATTGAATGATGTGTCTCCAGTAAATATATTCGTTGCGTGTACTGCCTTAACTAAATATTTTGTTGTTGTAGAAGCACTAAGTACTGTTGTTGTACCTGTCCCTAAATGACTACCTGTATTTAAATATTCCATACTATTTTATTTATAAATATCATCGGAGTAGCCTTTTTGCGTTTCTCCGTCTAAAATATTTTTAATTGTTATTTTATTTTCATTAGATAAATATCCCACATTGTCAATTGTTGTAATAACTGATGACAAATCAAAAGTACTTGTGTTATTTATTGAAATGTCAGTAGATAAAGAACTAAGTTGACTTGATGATAAAGTAGAGTTAAATAAATCCATAACACTTTCTTTTCTTGTTTTTAGGCAATTGATTAAAGTGTCATCAACATCCCCCACCAAAACAGCTGCTTTACTTACATCATAAAAGCTAACAATATCATCATAAGGTAAAACATTATATTGACATAATAAATGTTTCTCTTTATCTGTTATTGTTGTTAAATCTAAATTAGATGTGTAGTCTAATAGAAAATTCCTAGTGAATAGAAAATCTTTATTTGTAAAATTAGATGCATTTACTATCATCTCTATAGACGTAATATCACTATAACCATCTTCTAATGTTTCACTTATATAATAAGGTTTTTTAGTGACATCACTACCATAATATTTTCCTATCTTTAATCCACTCATCTTAACTAATATTATATTTATCTTTTAAGTAATCCTCTGCTTGTGTTTCTTGATTAGAAGTTAGTGGTGAATTATAAAATAATACTTCACCTATTGTTGCATTAGCATCGTATGCTGAGCTACCACCATAAACAAATTGTAACCCTTCACCAGTTGGGTTTTGAAATGCGCTAGTATAAGATGTTGTTACTTCAGAAACTGCTGATGGACCAAATATTTCACCCTTTATATTTACTCTATCATATGAAAACTTAAATATATGTGTGTTACTAAAATCTGACCAACTACCCATCTCTACTCTTTGTGCTGATGTGTTCCAATCATTAACAAACCATCTCCATGTACCGGCATAATAATACATACCCCAACCCTCTGTCCAAGAAGTACCATTTGTAAAACCTAATACAAAATTAAAAGTTGAAGGGAACGAATCTATTTTAGTTACAAGATATACTGTAAAGCCATCTGTTGAATCTAATAATACATCATCAGAACTCTCCAAAAAATCATCAGATTCAAATTTAACTGAAGGTAAATTATTAAAATTAGAATCTGTTGTATTATATAGTGGATCGCTAGTACCACCAGGTCCTGTGGCATTAATATTATTACCACTTCTATCATCCCACTGATCTACACGAACAGGACTACCCTGTGTTGTAATATAAGATGAATTAGCATCATACCATACAGTAGGTGTTGGGGGGAATAATTCAGGAGAAAACCTATTTTGTGTTCTCTCTAAAAAATGTTGTTCTCTAGCAATAGTACCTTTTGTATCACCAGTAGATGATCCAAACCTTTTATCTGAGTCTATAAAACCACTATTTCCTCTAATACTCATTATTCGTTATATGTTAATTTTACATTGGCGATTGTCCAACCAGGGTTATCTACTACACTACTATCAGAGGCAAAACTAAACATTATTGCTCTGGTACAATTAGTATTACACCATAAACCACTTTGTGTTATTTCTGTACTATCTATAGTAATATTTTCATAAACAAATCCACCACTAGCACTATTATTTCTACTAGAAGTACCATCACCAGTAAATTTACCACTATCAGTATTTGGTGATGTATTTGTTCCTATTATTCTTTCTCTACTTGTTGTGTCAGTCGTATATTCT